TCCTTTCGACGGTAGGCCCCCCCGCCCTCCCCCTTCCAGTGAGCATCGTAGTTATCCGGCGCACCTGTCGTGTTGATAGTGGAACCGGGACGAAGACCCGGACCGTGGAAGGTGGGGGGCACCCCCCCATCGGCCGCCGCCTTGTCAGTCCCCCGCTGCATGACGGCCTGCGTCACCTCGGCAACACGGTCGTTCAGGCGGTCCTGGGTAAGAATCTCCCCCTCCGTAGCGCGGGGGTGTTTGGAATCTGGTCGTAGCGCTGTGGTCATGCGGGACTCCTTTATCGGTGATACACCCAAGATAACATACGATTCCGAACCCGTACATGGTTGTTCGCGACATATATGCGAACGCTAACGTTGTGGTAACCCTCCGTCAATAGCGCGGCGTTCGCGCCGCTCGTGAGGACCACCGTATTCGCCACGCGGGCCACGTTGCTTAGCCGAGAATCCGCATAATACTTATCCGGCGTTGAGGAACTCGCCTTCGTATATTTCTGCCCGTAGGTGGACACCACCCGCTGCCAAGTGCTCGGCATGATCTGCCCATCCACCCACAACGCGAACATCCCCGCGTTGATCGCGTTGTCCGACATAAAGGAGGAAGTGCTCGGTTCCGTTGCGAATGCCGTCGTGGCATAGCTCAGTCGGAGCGACTTCACACCGGAGGGTAGGTAAATACGCGAAGCCATACCGGGGATGGGTATCATACGCGGCTGCCCGATCGTCCGCACCGCGTCCATATCGAAGGACCAATAAGATGCCGGCGCCCCGAGCGCCAAGGCACTAATATCGGTGCTTTTCCAAGCATCATAGAAATAGTCTAGGTTCACGGAAGATCCCACCCGCCCACCTCCCGATAGGGCGCCGTTCCGTATCACGCGCGGCTCCGGGGCTACCTGCCCCCCCAAATCGTCATACAACGCGGTGGCCGCAGCGGCGATAGCGCTGTTTATCGTAGCCGCTTGTAGCGTAATCGTAGCCATATTACCCCCCTATGCAAGTGTCCCCGGTATCACCATCGCCGAAATGTAGAGCGCCTCCATAAATGGTGTCCAAGTTGGGCTAACCCCCGTAGAGTCCGCAACAACCGGTAGAAGCGCGATCTCATAATCCAGATCCAAATTTAGCGCTACGAGATAGGTCCGAGAGAGGAAGAACTGCACATCCATATTCCCCCCACCCCCCTCAAACCCGACAGACACAAATCGGACACTTGCCGGAATAAGGATCTGCGTTACGGAACCCCCTTTCACCCTACCTAAGAGTAATACCCCGAACGTGGTGAATACAAAATGTGCCGCAACCTGTATGTCCGACTCCGTCGCCGCCGTATCATCCCCCCGTGAGAAAATATGACGCACCCGCGTTGCACCCGCGCGCACAATCACCCCCGCGCCATAATCCGTCCCAGCCCCTATGAACACGATCCCCGAGGTAGCTACGTTATTTCCATGAAGGAACTCTGCAAATAGCCCCGTCATCGACTGTCCCCCCAGCGCCGCAGTACCGAATCGAACAAACGTTGTCCACGTCCCATAAGGACCCGCCAACGTCACGAGCACAAGCGTCCCACCGGACGAAGCAAGCACCGGGAAGTTAGTAGAACCCCATTGTCCGTTCATAGGTCGCAGGTAGGTCGTGTCCATCAAATCGTGCTGTACCACGGCGCGGTTAGCGGGATGATCCCCCGCCAAAAGCGAAGTAGTCGCGACGTGGACACACCCCGTCTCCAACACCGTCGCGCCCCGGTCGGTGTAGGTGTCCGCTATGCCGTTGGTCCGATTTGTCAAAGTCGTAGAGGAGATCGCGTCCCCGTTTACGATCGCCGGAATCTGCGCCATTACTTCCTCCACTCGACAACAAAGGTACTATACAGGGGGACACTCACCTTCGGCGTTTTTTGCCAGTCACCTTCCTTCCCCCCCGAGGTTAGTGTCGCGTCCACCTCCTTCGCGTCGGCGATAACCCGAGCCTGTACCCGAATCCGGTGTACCCCTGCGCTCACGAATTCCATCGTCTCCATGACCACCGCCCCCAGGATACCCCCTAGACCTACCTCCATGTTCGGAGACGTGTCATAGGTATCCACGTCCCCCGTGATCGTGTGGGTGAGGATGTTATCGTCCACGGAAATCGCCAGAAGCACACCACCGGTTCCCCGCCCCGCAATGGTACCGGCGTCCCGATGCGTCTGTACGCTCGCGGAAATCAGAACATTCCGAGCATCCTCGTAGTCGATCACGATCACCGGCGTCATAGGGGTCCACACGTCCGACACATCTACCGGTGCCGTCGTAGGAAGTGCGCCGCTGGTCCATACGGTCGCCGCAATATAGACCTTCACAAGCTCATCATCGGAACCTGAAGTGAAGGTCAGGGGGAGCTGTTCCGCCGTAATCCGGTATGCGGCCTCCTCCGTCGGACCTAGCACCTCCTCCAAGTCTTCGGCGTCGAGGGGGGCACCCGTGATCAACTTTCGATGCGCGTAGGTTCTCATTATTCTCCCCTCTGTCCCTTGCGTTGACCGGCCGTCGTCTCCAAGTCCTCGAAAGACACCCCGATAAACTCCCAGTCTCCCTGTCCCGACAGCCGTAGTTTCAGCGCGTCGGTCGCCGGGAGGTGTACGTCAACGTGTGTCCAGAACAAACGCCGACGGCGCCACACGGCGGGGGCAACCACACCCCGAAGCTCGTCCAACGTGCCCGCATCCTCGAAGCCGTTCCCATAAGACAGCGGCACGTCGGCCTCCGCATACCTGCGGAGAACGTGCGTCTCTACCACCACGTCGCGCCAGTCGCGCATCACTTCCACCGTCAGCGTGTTTGTGGGGGTCGCGGAGGTCTCCCGCAACCACACCAGGACTCTGAGAATTGTGGACTTGCGCCCCGGCACCCCGGTCGCAAACCACGCCGACTCGATGGAAGCGGTCCGGTCAGAAATCTGCCACCCCCCACTCGGCGTAACCCGATCCATCACCCACACGCCGTAGGTGTCCCCCAGGAGGACGGAGGGGAGGTACTGCGCCGTCGCGTTCCCCTGCACCAACACAAGGCCCCTGTGGTCCCGCGTAACACACGCCGAGAACGCCCGAATGTCCTCACGCTCCCGCCATCCCGTGCCGTCATACACCACGCATAGCGTCCGCAGCGTAGCCTCCGGGGGCGAGAGGGGAAGCCACGCTCGGTATTCCCCCGTGCGGGGGTCCACCACCGCCGGAACGCGGTGCGCCATCGACCGGAACATCCGACGAAGCGGTCCGTCCTTGATCGCCTCCGACGCGGGCATCATCCCCTCCCGCGTGAGCCGGAAGAACCCCCCCTCCCCCAACCACATCGCCTCCCCCGAGGGGAGAACGCGCGCGGAGTCGGGGGACACGCACCCCACGGACGAGGACAGCGCCCGCACCCGGAATCCGTCCCCACCCGTGTTCTGCTCAATGACGAAGGTGCTGGACCGCGTGAACGTCAGCAGCCCAAACTCCGTTGGGAGCAGGGCAGTAAGCTCCTCCCCCTTCTGGTCCGGGAAGATCTCGGCATTCCTCTCGAAGGTGCCAAACCTCCCAGGCACGCTGTACGCCACCGCGCCAGCGCGGGTACCCCCGTAGTTACCCAACCACAATCTCCCGAACGCCAACGCCCCGATCTTCGCATTAGGTACGGGCATAGCGTCCAACGGCTTCGCGATAAGCCAAGCATCCGGCACGTTGTCCGGGTACACCTGCGTCTCGTTGTCCGGGATATTCGCAAAGCTCCCGCTTCCCCCCATCGCGTCGTTCGGGATCTCGTACAGGTCGGGGTCCCCCGACTGCCGAAGATCGCGCGTCCGACACAAAATCCGCCCCACGGTGTGGTCGGGACCGACTGGAATGTTCGTCCAAAGTCCCTGCAAACGCATAGTCACGGCGCGCTCGTTGAAGTCCTTCATGCGCCGCGCCTTCTGGAGGTTATCCTCCTTCTGGATCGTGATCGCTTGCGACCGCCCCGATAGGGGGGAGACGTTCCCCCACCGGTCGATCCACTGCACGGCGGAGCGCCACTCCCCCTCACGGAGTATCCCCCCGAGGGTGTTCGACGTTGTGCCCGTTGTGCTGTCTTGGCCATCAGAAATGACACCCGTATCCACGGTACCCAACCGGAACGCCCCTAGGATGGGATTAGCACGCGGACCAATCGTGTAGTTCAAGTAGGCCGTACAGTGCGCGTACCCGGCGTCATTCGCGTACCCCGCACGACCCCCCATAGTGAGCGGCCCCCGCGCCATCGGCGCGGCGGGGGCGCGCTCATACCCAAGGTGTCCCAAAATCTCACCGTCGTAGAACAAGGGGCGCCGCCCCTGCTGGAGGATGATGATCCCCTGAGGGGTTGGTACAAACTGCGTCAGGAAATCCGACGCGGTGTAGCCGCTCGCGACACCCCCCAGCGCCCCCTCCGCATGTATCTCATGCACGCGCCGGATCTGCCCATCCGCGTCCACCAACGTCACGTCCTCGGTACCCCCCCGCAGAAGCGCATGACACACACCTCGCCCCCCTCCAGGCTTTGTAAAAAAGGGCGGACGGGAGGTGGTAGGTAAGTAAGACGCAGGACCGACAACGGTGCGCAGTGTACCGCTCGGTGTAGCCGCCATATTCAAGATCTGTCCGGCCATATCGGCGGACGCGAACACCTCGCCGGACTGGATGCGCAGCGCCTTCGGTCCCGACTTCCCTCGATTCGCGTCCCACGTCATAGCCTACCTCCGTTACTTCCGCGCTTTCTTCAGAGGTTCCTCACTAGGCGGCGCCTCCACCAACGTCCACATCCCAAACTCGGGTGTGTTTCGTGTGAACTGCATCATCCCGTAGCTCGGCATGTAAAGCACACCTGAGTCCCCGTTCGCGTCGGACATCGTGGCGATCATGATCGCCTTGAACGTCTGCCCCGACATCACCCGCTGGTAGGTCGCACCAAGCCGGATCTCCGGCGTCACCAGTTTCATCGGAACCTCCTAAAGACGTGCGATCTTCCTATGAAAGATCTGAGAAGCGGGCTTCATATCCCCATAACGCTTGGTAAGCGTCTGGAGTGTCCGGTTGTAGGCTAACGTGTTCGTGCTCGCCGCGCCCATATTCCCGTGAGACTCGTATAAAAAGGTGAGAGCCTTGTAGATCAGGGCGCCCACCGCGTCATTCGTAATGTGGGGAAAATCTAAATCGCTCGTGAGGGGGGCCGGCGTTGCGACGTACCGTACCTGTACCACCCCATCCGCCGATAAACCAGGATACAGCCCAAAAGTCTGCCTCATACCAGAGGGCACCAACGAATAACGCTTGCCAAAAGTCGTCACGTTCGACGTAGATACCAACGTCGAATTGTCCGCCACCTGCGTTAGAATAGCCACCCGATAAAAATCCCCCAACCCTCCGAACCTTGCATACAGCACCACCCCCGCTTCCGTCGAAGAAGAAGAACCACCCGGATAGGACATCGGTAAGATCTTCCCTTCCGTGATAATAGACGGGAACGCGACGGTAATACTTCTCGTAGCCACCGTAGTCACGGTCGAGACCGGTGATGGAGGAGTCTCGTACCAGATCGTATCCACATCCCGCTCACCATCCTGCATCCGCCTACCTAAGTAGTAGGTATAGCAGAAGTCCGTCCCCGCCGGAAAGTTCGAGCCACTGAGGGGGGATGTCAAAGTCGGCGCAACGGTAGGCGCCGGGTAGTAGATGGGATCTCCCCGAAAAGCAAACGTCGGTAGCCGCCCCGTAACCACACCAGAAGTGGCCGAAAGGGGATCGTAGGTCACCGCGTCCGCATCCACCCGATCCCGAATCGGCAAAGGATAACCCACCACCCCCGCACCCGCGACCAGTACGTCGGTCAACTGCATCAAATCCTTCGGGAGAAGATGAACATCATCCTCCACACGCCATGCCACCCCTACCGTCGTACTCAAAAAATGCGGCCTGTCCACGAAAAGGTAGGGAGAAGGTGCGGACGACGCCATAATCCTGAATCGTTGCTCCCCGCCATTTGCGGAAGGTAGCACTAATGTTCGCCCATACCAGCGTTGATCAGTGTCCAATTCCACCGCGCTGGGGAGCTGCACCGTCGTCGGGTCGGATGTCGAATACGCCGTTGCGCCCTCGCCGCTAATCGTGCCATAGATCTCCACGTCCTCCGTCTTCTTCCAGAACAGGAATGGCGCATCCATCGCCATTTCGAGGTACGCCCGGTTGATAAACTGATCGACCTCACGCACCGCCGTAGCAGAGTTCTTAGGCGCCCAGTCCGCCTGGGCGAAAAGTGCGTCTCGGATACCCTTCAGGTTGTATGCCATCATGCCAGCCACCGGGCACCCCCAAAAAAAATACCCACCCTCCCCCCAGGGAGGAGAGGGCGGGCGGATTGCCTACCAGACTCTACCCACGGGCGAGGATAAGCAACTTCCCGGCGTCGAGCGCCACGCACGCACCGGCGTCGGCTCCGGCGTCAGCCCAAGCACCACTGGAGAGTTTGCCCGCTTGGCCAGCAGTGAGGGAATGACTCCCCACCCACACACCACGCCGCAAAATCCAGCCGTACTTATTCGCACCGATGGCGTGAACGGCCATACCTACCACGTTGTCCGGGTGCTCACTGGTGCCCGTTTTCACGACCCCCAAGTCTCCCCCCAAATCGCGCACCGCGATAGCCCCGGCGGCTAGTCCACCACTGTTCGCCTTGACGTAAATCCACTCCATGTTCCCCTGTCCGGCAACCTTATAGACCTCCGTATCGGCCGCCGTAGGCTTGAACATGACCTGACTGGAGCCCACCACCGACGCACCGGAGCGGGTGTAATAAAGCACCGTGTCCGTCTCACCCGAGAACAGCGTGACAACCGCACCGAGATCCTCGGCAGGGGTATCCAGAACCTTCAAGATTTCCGTAGTAAGTCCGATCCTAACCATAGCGCACCTCCAGGTGTTAGTTCATACCGCCGGTGATAACACCGTTCGCGCGGAGGTTTGTGGTATACATCCCAAGATTCATCTCGTACTCGAAGCGGGCCATATCCTGCGTCGGGAGGTGCTTGACGTTCTTTCGCGCGAAGAACAACCCATCGCGCGAAGCCCCCAGCTCCGTCCCAGGAATCCCATCCCCGTTATTGAACAGGTTCCAGGTGCTCGTGTTGAGCATATAAATGACACCACGCTGCGCCGCCGGGGTACTGAACCCGGAGAGGTCGATCATGGACTCGTCGTACATCATAGCGCCACTGTTCCCGAAGGGGATACCGTCGCGCACGTTGGTAGGACCACCATCCCCCTTTATGATACTGGTGAGCACCAGCTTGTCATCGAGGGCGGTGAGATAGTTGTTGTAACTCTCCGTGTCCGCCAGGAGCACGTCCACCTTCCCGCTCATCATGCGGCCCTCTTTCGAGGTCTCCGCGTACAGTCGGCGAATCTTGGCGATCCCCTCGTCCTCGAACGAGTTGATATGATCGTACTGGTGGTACCAGCCGACGATGCTATTCTTCGCAACCTCGTGAAGCACCTGGGACTGCGAGGCGGCGGGAGCGAACTCAAACACGCCGGGTCGGGGGGTCTGTCCCTTTTCCGTGAAGTAGGTACGCTCCCCATTCAGTGTGAGGAACACGTCCATACCATCGACACCGCCCATAACGAACTCTTTGGCGAAGCCAAAGGCCAAATGCTCGAAGGCTGCGATACCATAGCCCTTGACGAGATCCGCCACCCCGTCGGCGTTGTGCGCGATCTTGACCTCCTTGTTGGTCAGATCGTAGGCGTAGATCGCGTAACCCGCGTATTCACTAGCCCGCACCTTGTCCTGCACACGGCCCGCGTTGATAATCTCCGTACCGCTGCGGACGGCGTTAGCCTGCCCCGGACCCGAGGGGGTGAGCACAAACTCAATATGGTCCCCTTTCGCACGCTTCCGATGCTTCTTCGTCAGGAGCTTGTCCAGCACCGGCATACTTTTCGTCCAGGTCAGAACGAGATCCGTGGACAGATCTGCCATGCTCTCAATAATCGCGTCATGGATTACACTAAGGTCAGCCATATATCACCCCTTGTCAAAAGGTAGCCTATGCGAAGTACCCGGTCAAGGGCCTATCTCACTTTTTTCTGAAATGCACGCGATACCGCGCGCGTGATCGCCGCATCCCAATCCCCATCCCTCACGCGCGTCCTCTGCTCCTCGACGGGAACGGGACGTGACGTTCTCGTCGCCCCGGCCGTGATCCCTGCGGCCGGGCGGGGGGGCGGTACGGGTACGGGCGCCGGTGGGGGCTTCGGCACCGTCCGCGCGCGTACCAACTCCAAAAGTGTCCCCGCGTCCGTCACCTTGTGGACAAGCTCCTGCGCCGCCTTCAGGGCTGCGGGTCCCATCGCCACTACGTCGATGGCGTCGTGTAGATCCAACCCCGTATTGAGCAAACTGGAGATCCCCGCGAGACCCGCTTCCCCCTGCTCTTTTTCGATCTTAGCGAACGTGTCCCCGCGCGAGGTGTCCACCCACTTCAAGTAACGATCGGTCTCCTGTTCGGCGATCCGCTCCGCCACCTCTTGGGCCTTCTGGTAATCCGCCTGTTTCCCCGTCATCTCCTCCTGGAGACGTCGGATCGTGTCCTGGTACTCTACCAGTCGTGGGTCCTCTTGGCCTTCCACCAACGCGGCATACACACGCTCCGCGTACTCCTTCTCCTCTGCCGACTTCTTCGTCTGCTCCGAGAAGTGGGAACCTACCCGCTCCAACCAGGGGCGCATAGCGTCGGGGAAAGCACCATATTCCTCCCCGTCCCAAGTGTCCCAAGCAAAAGCATCCACGTCGAGCGCGTCCTCGTCGTCGGCGCCGTCCGGTACGCCCTCATCGAGCGCGTCCTCGTCGTCGGCGCCGTCCGATACGCCCCCATCGAGCGCGTCCCCCTCGTCCGATACGCCCCCATCGAGCGCGTCCTCATCGGGGACAACCACTTCATTTTCACGAGACATCGCTACTCCTTAGGTCCGAAAGTTTTGTCGAGATCCAACCTCCCAGCCGCTCCATGCGCGTCGTGGTACGTCTTCTGCTGCTGCTCCCGCGTCGCCATCACGCGCTCCTTCTGATCCTCGGGAGTGGCGTCCTTAGCCGCCCGCGCGTCTCGGTAGCCACGCCGCTGCGCGGCTGCGTCCGCCGCCTCGTGGGAGGCATCCAACTTTTTTTTCCACGTCGAGTCGCTGGTATTATTCACCTGAAGCCCTTGGCCCTCGGCCCAGCGATCTAACTCCCTGGCGTTCTTGAACGTCCTGTCCACCTGCTTGATATGGAAGCCGTTCCCCGTCTCCAGATTTCCGAGACTGGCCATCGACACCAGCACCCTCGTAGGTTGACCACATTCGTCACAAGTGACCATCGCCCCCCAAGCAACAGGGAGCCTCGACAGTACCTCCGTGTTCCCGCAGGAGCACGCAACTTTCAGTAAGGGCATAGGAACCTCCTCGTCTCCATGTTATCCCGGTTGGTTTCCACCTTCCAGTCCACCTGGAACCATCTGCGCCCCGGCTCCGGCCGTAACATTCCCCCCTTGGGCCAACGCCTGCATCTCTGCGGGCATCCCAGGTGCCGCCTCTCCCATCGTTTGTGGGGGGGCTCCAGGTACGGCGCCTGCCTGTTCGGGCATACCCGGAGGTGCGCCAGGGGGGGCAGTCCCCTGCTCCTCGTAAAGGTCCGAGAGGTCCGCGTATTCCAGTAGGGCCTTCGCGAGCTTCTGCTTGTTCACGAAGGGGGAAGTCCCCGGATCCTGCGTGAGCACGGGGAGCAACTCGCTTAGCATCTTCAAGCGCACCACGCTGTTCTGCTCGGACGCATTATAGGGACGGGCCTGATAGGTATAAAGCCCCTCCTGCTCCCGCTCCTGAATCAGCCCCAAATTCTCTCGGGTAAGTTCCTCGTACCCGACAGTCGCCTCCCGATCGTCTCTCACATAAATAGCCTCGTCCGCCTCCATGCGCTCGGCAAACAGGCGCACAATCACATCCGCCGACCAAGCAAGCACATCGTAAATGGACTTCTGTCGCCTTGCGTTCCGCGTCTTGATCGCCGTGTCCGTGAGCGCCAACTCCGTCGCCACGTCCGACTGCCCAAGCTCCCCTCGCTGGTAACTCGCCAGTCCCAAAGTGCGCTCGATCTCCGTGCGCACCTCCTCCATCGTGCGACCCCACTCCACCGGCAAATGCGTCGTGGGGGAGGGCATGAGGATATTCGGAAGCCCCACCCCCGGCTTCGCCTGCACGCTCACGGCCTCCCCTGGACCACTCACCGAAGCTAAAGCGCGGCGGAAATCCTCCGGGTTATCGAGCAGCGCCTCATTCACCATCATAAAAGGGATGGATGTCTTGTTATGCCACAACTGAAGTGAGGACAACTCGTTCAACCGGTTGATCGCGGGAAGCACCAACTCCGCGTCACTCATCCCCGAAATGTCCATAAGGTTGTCGTTGAACACCAGGAGATAGAAGGGGTTATCGACGTACCGATAAGGAAGCTCCCCCGTGAACAGGGGATCCTCCGCGTCCTCCGCATACACAGAGAAGGTCTTAGCCTCGAAGTCGTAATACTCGAAAAGCGTCGCCCACTTCGTATGCTCCTTCGCAGACCCCTGCTCGTCGGTCTCCCACGTCCCGTCCGTCAACCATCCGGGGTACGTCCCGTAGTCGATCCCCCTCGTGGTATCCCCGGTATAGATCCCCTCCTTTATGCGACGTTCTACCGTCGTCTTCGGAAGAACCGTCACCTCGATCAAGTACCGAATATCCTCCCAATCGTCAGCCGTGGTGTCGAAGAAAATATAGTGTGGGTTGATCGTGCGAATCGTGGGTCGCTTCTTGTCCGTACTCCACACGATTTTCCAAAAGGCCCGTGGGAAAATGCTGGCACGCAACACCAGCTTCCACAACTTCTGATGCGCGTGCTCTCGAAAGAGCAGATCGTTCACGAGGTGCTCGCGCGCCCGCGCGATCTGCTGCTTGTCCTCCTTTCTGGCCTGAATCGTCACCGCCGGATTCGTGGGCGTGACGTTCGCCACCAAGGAGTCCGCGAAAGCGTACAAATGGTTGTTCTCCAGGAGGATCGCCTCCCGATCCGCGTGATGTACGTCCGCCAACGCTTTCGCCCGGTAGGCGTTTACAGCCCGTGCCCAAGTATCCCGCGCCTTCCCCACCTGCCTACGGTGAGACTTGATAATCGCGGCGTGAATCTTGTCGTCAGTGGTAGTCATCGGGCACCCCTTAGCGCTCTAGTAAAATCCCTATAATCAAGTCCTGGATATATGACACCCGCTCCCGTGGAAGTTTCCCCTCAACACCTGCCTGCTCCGCGTACACCAAGGCGTCAAGCAGCTCCTCCCGCAAGTCCCGCTGTGCGTCCCGCCCGTTGAAGGCGTAAAGGCGCGTACCATAGCGGGACTCCCCCAAAGCACGACGCGCTCGGAAATCCTCCACAAGGGGTGTGCTCGCGTGCCGCTCAATGAGTAACCCCCACATATCCTGCCCAATCGGGAAGGGGCTTGTCACCCCGCCCGGTCCCCGGTAGGTCTGCTCCGGCATCTCCGCATACAGAATAGACTCTAGTTCCTCTGACACCTTACTCATTTTCCCAACCCCATTTGGATCGCGGCAATCCGCTCCTCTATGATTCTTGGAAGGTCAGCCCTCGCTGGACAAACCGACGGACAATCCGGCGTTTTCGGCGGAAGTATCCCAGAAATGGAGCGCAACAAATGCAAATAGGCATTCTCCGCCTGCCTCCCCCGACGCTCCGCCGAATCCCGCGCCTCTTGGTATGCCGCCAACGAGGCGAGGCACGCCTTCAAATCCTGTGCATTCTCCTTCCGGTCCGCCGTCCGAAGCTCCACTTGTACGGCCGCCAGCCTCTCACGGTAGTCCAAGTAACGCCGAAGGTAGGCCACCCCCAAGGTTAGGACCAACGCGACCCCAAACCACTTGGAATCTTGAAGGGCCGGCAACCACCCCAGATTTGCGAAAATGTCCACTAGATCGGATCCTCCCGCAAAAGTACCCAACCCATAAGTAGCGCCATCGCCAAGGGGGTAGGGGAAAAAGCGTCCGCGTGTAACTGCGCAGCCCCGGCCAGCGCCCAGGCTATACCGCCCATCGCCATACCCCAACGCCTTGCCGGTGCGTCGCCGCGCCACATACCGGACGCCCATAGAGACGCGGCCCACACGAGCGCCACGCCCCACACCATCGCGGGGGCTGCGGACTCGATGGGTCGATATACGGTACCCCCCACCTCAAAGACATCGGGATCAAGAACAAGGCGAACGCCCCACGCGAGGGAGATCACGGCGGTCGCCGCGCCTCCGGTCGTGGGGTCGGCCATCGTGACCAACCACGTCGCCCGTTCAGCGCCGGGTGTCCCCTGCTCCTCGTGAAGAACGTGCAGGCGTGTGCTCATAACTACTCCCGAACCCGCAACACGGCGGCTTCAACCAGACCCCGCAGTAAGATTTCAATCAAGTCCCCGTCGAGGTGCTCGGCGATACCGCGCGCCAAGCGCGGCAACTTCTCCCACGTCACCATTTCGTCGAGGCGTTCAGAAAGCTGGGAAATAGCAGACTCTAGCTTAGCCGCCCCGTCGGCGTCATCCGTGTCGTCCAACTCCGCCACGATGTCCTTCGCCTCCTCCCACAGGGCGGGCCAGTCTACATTCTTCAGAATCTTCCCCATCACGTTCTTCTTGGTCTTGTCCAGCATAGCGCCTCCTACAGCGTCTCAGCTAAGTGTACGAGCATCCTCGCGAATGCCCCGGAATCTACCGCGCGTCGCACGGCTCGCGTGTCGTCGCGGTCAAGCATATTCGCGGCCTCCAAAATGGCGGCCGGTGCAATCGTATCCCTCAGAATATACAGTGGTGGGCCACCGGGGACAACGTCGCCGTTTGTCCCCATTGTCACCTTCGACCAAGAGCGGGCCTGCGCCACCGTGCCCACATAGGGCAATCCCAGCGTCGCCGCGCACGCGCGGGCCGCCTTCTCGGCGAGCGCCTCCCCCTTCGAGGATGTGGGCCAGTGGAGACCCATCGAACCGTGACGCCGCTTGCTCTCCACATTCCGCACGTCCAGGTGCAACTCCACCACCGCATCCACCCCCGCCGCGTTGATCTCCGCAACAAGCTCTTTCATACCCTTGGCGTAGCTGTCCGAATCCCTGCGCACGAACACCTTCACCTTCGCGTCCGCCCCCGGAATCACAGCAAGGTGCGCAACGGCCTCGTACATAAGACCCCACTCCGTCTCCCCGTGGTAGCTCGCGCCACGCGATCTACTGGAATGTCCGACGACTGCGGCGAGTACGGGCAAAGGGCACCCCCTATGTCCTCAAACTAGCACGGCGCCCACCGCAAGGCAACTACCGATAGCGCGTCGGTCTATAACCCTTCTTCGACTTCTCGGCCCGCCGATTTTCCGCATCCCGCCAAGCCTTCTGATCCTCCCCACTCCACAAAGAGTAGGCCGTCGAGCGCAGCTCGGTGGCCCGTAGCTCCGCCGCCGCCTGCTCCGCCTGGGACAGCGGACGAAGCCGAACGGGTGCCTTGGTCGCCGCCACGCACGCCCAAATCAGAGCGCTCACACGGTCCCAGTGATGCTTGGCCCGCCGCTTCCCAGGACCCCGCCCAGGGTCGATGAGCCTCCCCGCCTCACCGGGCTCCACTTCCTTGTCCCGCTTGTAACTCTGAAGCTGCGCCACCGTCTCCACGTCGTGCAGCGTGAGTTTGTCCATGAGCGCGTCGATCAAAGTCGCCAGTCCCCTCGCGTTGGTCTGCTTCCCCGCCGCGATCCCAGGAGACGCCCCGTCCCCGATCTTGTCGTGGTACAGGTTCTCGATGTGGAACTGCTCCTGCCCTGACTCCGAAGGTAGGCTCACCCCCGACTTGGATTGGGCCAAGGATAAGAGCGAGAGAACACCCGCCCCCACCCCGTTACTCTCCACGATCACCAGCGCGTCGTTGTACCGCTTCGCCACACGCATAATGTAGATCGCCACCTTGGCGGGGTCCAACTCATTCGAGCTGAACGTCGCCACCTGCTCCCAGGCGTCCGCCCACACCTCCAACACCTGAAAGCTCGCTTGGTCCCCTGTCCCAAATCCCGCCGGGTCCACCCCGATCACATAAGCCGCCCTCGGCTTCGGGGGGACGTACTCCATGAGCGCCCCATCCATCGGCGACCACGTCTGCATGTTTCGAGGATCGAATCGATCCAGCGCGTGCGGCGGGATCGCGCCGCTTCCCGAACGTTG